CTGCAATTTGTGGTGCAAGTCCCGCTAAGTTTTGTTGTCTTGTTGTAAATGCTCTTGCAGCATCTTGTCTAGCTTTAAAACCTGCATCTGTTTCACCAGTTGCTCTTGTTAAACTTCCTAGTCCACCAGTTACAACAGGAACACCAGTAAGGGCTACGGCCTGTGTGGCTAAATCTCCTCCGATTTTTTCTACAAAAGGTGCTGGTCTTGATATTGTTACTTGTTCAGCCATTATAATACTTCCTCTAATCTTTTAGATGTTTGAAACATTTCTCTAGCGCCATCTAATCCTTGCGATTCTTTTGATACTTCACCTCCGGATTCGAGGTTTTTCATCATGTTATACATGACTTCTGCGCCTTTGTCTATATCTCCATCACCTGCGTTTCTTACAGCGTCAGCAGTAAAGACAAATTCATTTTTAGATAATCTTGCAGGTACATCGTCAGCTCTCTCCATACGACCGATAGGTACAAACCCACCTTCTTCTCTGTAGTCTTTTTCCATACCACCCATGTCTAATAATGGCATAGTCTTTTTGGCTACTGGTTCTGCGTCTCCGCCTTCTTGATAACCCATTCTACCACCGTCTTTTCTTCCCTCTGTTCCTCTTTGATAATTACTTCCAATAATACCAGCCGGTAAAAATTTATATGGGTTTGCTCTTATTGCATCTATATCTATATCTAGACCATAATTTATTGGTCCATCTTCATCTTTATCTTTGCCTGATAAACCTGCTAATGCAGTTGAACCACCTAATATTGATAGGTATGGATTATCTTTTATAAAATTAAGTAAACCTCCTGATCGTACAATACGATTTTTAGCTGCAGGTGAATCTACTCCGATTGCTTTTCCCATAATAGAATCTGTTAAAAAATTTTTTAATTTTAGACCTTTACCGCTTTTAAATAAAGAAGTTAAACCTCCTCCACCTCCACCCATAAGTGCTTTACCACCAAAATATAATAATGCAGCTTTACCTATTGGAGACTTAACAACTTTCTTAATAGCTCTACCTGCTTTCTTAACAAGTTTACCTAAGAAATACATTTGTCTTCCTGATTCAAGGTCCATGATTCCTCCTGTAGGATCATCTTCATCTTGCATCATTTCCATCTGTCTCATTCGTCCACCGTCCATATACCCTGCTCTCATTATTCCACCATCTGCTGCAAACTGTGGTCCACTAAAATCAAATATAGAGCCCATGATTCTTGGAGCAAGACCTGTGTAGTCTCTAGGGTTTACTTCATCTTCTTCTTCTGTATCACCTGTGGTATCATCCAATAAATTTTGTTGTCCTGCACCATCGTCTCTATCATCTATAAAATTTCCTGTAAGATCACCTTCAGTGTTATATGAAAAACCTTGCACTGGATTACCGTAAGCATCTGTTTTACCTGCCATTCTATTTGACATATAATCTTGATATGCTCCCTCTAGATCAAAATCTTCATCATACATATCTTCATAGTTAGGAACTCTTCCTGCTTTTAAAACTTTTTCTACAAAAAATCTTCTGTTTGGTTGCCTATTTAAATTACTTAAAAATTTTATATAAGAAGGTGTATATTTTGAATACTCTGCTGGCGTTTCTATAAAATCTTCTGCTTTTTGTTTTTTTTCTTCATTTGCTAATTCAAATAGTAAATCTCTTTGTTCTTTTGTTTCTGGAGTTACATCATATGATTTTCCACCAATTATTTGTTGAGCAGGTTGTTCATCTCTATCTCTTCCACCTCCTAAACTTGCTCCTCCCCCAGGTCCTGTTTCTCCTCTAGCTTGACCTATTGATGTAGCTTGTGCACTTCTGCTAGAACGTCCATACGCAGCATCACCACGATAACCTGGTCGTTTACCATTCGTAGATGGTTGTACTAACATACCACCATCTTCTAACATCTGTCTTACTTGTTGTGCTCTAGTTATTGCCATTACTCTTTTTTGTCCTCATCAGATGCTGCACCTAGTGGTGGCATTGCTGCTACTTTAATTTTTAATGATCTTGTTATGTGTTCTTTTTGAGTATTTGTTTCGGGGTTAGCAATATCATCTTCTGCTTCTTTGTCTGAGTTGTACTCATAATTGGTTTGTGTATTTCTTAATACTACTTCTGTTTCACATTTAACAACTGGTACTTTTTTACCATTTATTTCTGTGTATGCTACTTCGCCTTTTTCTATAAATGCCATAATTAATCCCTGTTTATTTCCAATATTGCACAAGTGCCTTCGAATATATCTGCTGTAGCAGCTTGTAATTGTAATTTATCATTCTCTTCTAACACAATTGAGCCATCAGAGATAGACTTAGAATCTCCTGAGTTTACAGTATGTTCAGCAAATTGAAAAGCAGTTGTTGCTGAATTATCATATAAAAATGCTTTTATTTCTGTGTTTCCACTACCAACATTAGCTGTATGTATATTTTGTATTATAGCCCTAGAGTTAGATGGACATGTATAAATGTCTGTTACAGATGTTGAACTTAAATCAAAATTAGCGTTTTTGTATATATTTGCCATATTAATTTCCTGATTTAAACCAAGTAAATCGTTCTGTTTCTTGTTTTAATTCATTTAAAAATGTAGAGTTTAATTGTTCAACTATAATACTGATAGCTCTGTTAATCTGTTTTTGGTTTGAAAAATCATACTCTTCTTTTGGTTCTGGTATTCTCACTACTACTTTAGCCATTATCTACGTCCATCCGGTTGTATATCTATTTTTAAAGTTCCAAATCTCCATGATTCACTAACATCTGTATTTTCTATTTTAATGTTAACAAACCTTCCTCTGGCCCTAGTGTCTTTTTTATCAGTGCTGGAGTTAATTGTAAAGGGACTTAAAGTTGTAGTTGTCTCAGATTGTTGAGGATAACGCTTAACACCAAGAGTTACTTTTGCATTACCTTGTAAGTTTTTAAAATCTGGTACAAATCTTCTCATAGCTAAAAATACTTCACCAGCAATACTAGGTCCACTCGATCTACCTTGAGCATCTTTTTGTCTTGCTTGTAAATCAAAGTCATATGATTTTACAAATGATGTAACAGTAGTTGTACTACCATCAGGATTTACTTGATCAGTTCCAACCTCATGTTCGAATAAAGTTGTTTGACCTAAACCTGATTCTCCAACAATAACAGGAAAAGTACCTGTAGCTGAATGATTAAATTTAGTAGCAGATGGTTTAGGATATACACTAGCATCAATCCAAGATGTTCTAGATTCTGTTCCAATATACCAAACACCACCTTTCATAGGTTCTCCATAATTAAACACTACATATTGATCATTATAATCTGAGCTTGTTGATGGATAATACCAAACAACTTCTGTAAATTGATTATTTAATCCAGCATAAATTTGTTGTCCTTTTGTAGTATCTGCTTGATCATAAACATAATCTTCAACACTACATGGTAAAGATTTAACTGTACCATCAAACATAAAGAAACCATTTGGACTCATCCAAAACGCAGCACCATCTATTTCAACAGCTGCATTTTTACCAATCAATCCACAGTTAGTACCAACTTGTTCGAATCCAAATGTAAAAGGTGAACCAATAAATTTCATGGTGTATAGGGCATTGTCTGTCCAAACTAGAATAGTTTCTTTGGCTTTTAAAGCTCCTATAATTTTTGTACCATCTTGTAATCTTTGTGTACCAGCACTATTAATTGCTGTTGGTGTGTAGTCGTTAATATCTTCTTGGTCCGAGAATCTGATAAACATATCATCTTGTGTTGTTGTATCTCCAATAGTTGTTTCAGTACCTAAATGAATTAAGTGACGTGTTGTAGGAGATACTAGGGTCACCCTTGTTGCAGTTGGATTGTTTGTTGTTTGAAAACTTGTTGTTGTAGTTGATGCACGTGTTGTTAGTCTTGCAGCTATACCTGCATTCCAAGTAAATGTTTTACCATTTGCAATCGTTGCAACCAATACCTGACCAAAATTACTTAATGACCATAGACCTGGTTCAAGTGATACGTCAGATGCAGAAGCGGCTTCTCCCCAATTACCTGATCCCCATGAGTCAATACCCCAACCATAACCATATGATTGTTCTGCAGGACCAACTTGTTCATAAGGTTTAACTTCTAAACTTCCACCTGTTGAAACTGTTGCTGTTGCATTACTTGATTGTGTAATTGTAAATACACTTGTACTTGTAATAGAAGTTACTTGAAATAATTTATCTTCAAAATCAGAATTTGAATAACCTGTACCACCTGGTAAAGTTACATTATCTAACAATACAATGTCTCCTGCACTTAAACCATGATTAGATTTTGTTATAGAACAAATAGCTGAGTTGTTAGTTGTTGCAATAGTACAAGAAGATAAAGTAGCTTTTAAAGGTGTGATGTCATACAATTGACCTTCAAAATAAATAATTAAAAACTTATCTGTTCCAAGAGCCACGTACCTATTTCCATCTAGATCAACAAATGCAAACTGTCTTCTTGCAACACCTACAATTGTATCTGTAACTAATGATGACCAACCACCTACTTTCTCAGGTAAACCATATCTGAATCTTGTATTGTCACAATCTACCCATCTGTTTTCTGCACCAGATTCGGTATCTTGCTTATCAATTCCTGGTAAGACTTTAAAATCAATTAGAGCCATGGTCCGTGCTCCTATATGTTATCTTTATAGATCCAGCCTCTAGTTGCATTAACATAGACTAAAGTAAAGGCAGAACCATTGACACTTACTACTAAATCTGAAGCAGCACCTAAAATATTGGAACTGTTTCTACCGATCGTTAAATTGTTAGATGCAAAACTATTACCGCTATCTATAAAATGTACTTCATTTCCTATTGCAGGTGATGCAGGTAAATTGATAGTAACAGGTGTACCGATACCAGACCCTGAAGTGTTTACTAATAATTGATCACCATTAACTGCTGTATAAGTAGCTGAAGGTGTGTAGTATCCTTTAGTCTGTAGTTTACCTGTAATATTTGTTCCATCAGAATATAAAACTGTAGTTGATCCAATTGGTAAAACAAGACCTGTTCCTGAAACTGTCTTAACAGTTAATGTGTAATTAGATGCTGATCTAGCTGTTGCATCTTCTACAATAAAAACTCTTTCAGCACCATCAGGCATAGTAACTGTTCTATTAGCAGTAAGTGTTCCTGTTAATTTATAGTATAAATTTTTACCATTTGCTGTTGCATGGTTAGCTAGAGATAAAGCAACATCTGATGAGCCTACAGCAAGTGATAAGTAACCACTAGCTGCTTGTTCTAAAATTTGTAAGTTTGTGTTTGTAATTGTACCCCAGGTTCCTGATTTTTCACCTGTGGTAATTAATTCTAGTTTTAGATCACTCGAGTATGTACTTGCCATTTATTCTCCTTATGGATTGTTCGGGT